TATAGAAAACATGCTTTAATTTAAAAGGAAACCATAATCATGGCAGCATCAGCAACCAATAGTTATACCGGTAAAGGTATAGCTGAATCTTTTGAGGATATCATTTTTGATATTTCTCCAGAAGATACACCATTGTTATCAATGGCAAAAAGAATGTCAGCAGGTCAAACTTACCATCAATGGCAAACTGACGCATTAGCAGCAGCAGGTACGAACAGAGCTATTGAAGGTGATGATTCTTCATTCTCAACATTAGCAGCAACAACAGTATTAGGTAACTATACTCAAATCTCAAGCAAAACAGTTCAAATTTCAAACACTTATGACGTAGTACGTAAGTATGGTCGTAAGTCTGAAGTTGCTTACCAACTTATGAAAGCTGGTAAAGAAATGAAGCGTGACATGGAGTATGCTATCGTACGTAACCAAGCATCATCAGCAGGTGGTCCAGCAACAGCTCGTTCATCTGCAGGTATTGAGTCTTGGATTACTAACCGAGTAATTGCTACAGGTTCTACAGCAGGTACAACACCTGGCTTCGTAAACGGTACAGTAGCAGCTCCTACAGACGGTACAGCAGTAACATTCATTGAAGCAGATTTAAAGTCAGCATTACAATTAGCTTGGACAGACGGTGGCGAGCCATCAACAATCCTTATGTCAGCAACTAACAAGTCACGTTTCTCTGGCTTTGCTGGTATTGCTACTAAGTTTGTAGATGTACAAGTTAAAGCACAGGCTTCAATTACTGGTGCAGCAGACGTTTACGTTTCTGACTTCGGTAATCATACTGTGAAACTTGACCGTTTCATGCGTGATGCAGCAGTTCTATGTATTGACCCAGGCTATGTTGGTTTAGCTTCACTACGTCCTTTAAGCAAAGAAGAACTTGCTAAAACTGGTGACTCAACTAAATATCTATTAACAGCAGAATATGCTTTAGTAGTTCAAAACCCTGACGCACATGCAAAAGTGCAAAACGTAGGTGCTTAGTAATTAGATATGATATAATGGAGGGAATTAATTTTCCCTCTGTTGTATTTTTATTATGCCAATATTATTTGACCACAATAGCGTAACAGGTGTAAGTCAGTACTTTGACTATGACCCAGCTAAAGATACATACTACCTAACCTCTACTCAAGACTTGAGTGGCATGTTAGACAAGATTAAAGAAGCAAGAGATAACCCTAAAATTTGGAATAAGGGTGTTCAAGAAGAATGGGCGCACTTTGCTAGTATTCCACCTGTAGTGGAAATGCAGTTAAAGCAAAAGGGTATAGATATGTATAACCCACACCAAACTAAAGAACTCATAAAAGAAATAAACGAAAATTATCCATATCTCAAGTTGACAACAAAGAATGGATAAAGACGAAATAAAGAATATACAATTAGCCATACATGACCTTATCAATCAGGAAAAGTATGACGAAGCATTACCACTTATATACACTGTATTAGAAGAATATCCTAATGAAGCTGCTACACTAAACTTCTTAGGTTATATCTGGTTAATGGGCGATAAGCCTGCATTTGCATATCAGTTCTTCCGTAGAGCATTACAAGAGATGCCAGGCAATAAAGCTATATGGACATCACTAGGTCGTGCAGCACATGAACTAAACATGTATGAAGATGCTCTAAAGTATTTCTTAAAGTCAGCAGAATTAGACCCTACATACGCATTAGCTTATTCTAATGCAGCAGCAACGCTAGTACAAACATCTAAATGGGATGACGCAGAGAAAGCCTGTAAGATGGCTTTAGAATGTAACCCTAACGACTTACATGGTCAACTAAACCTAGCACACACTTATCTAGCTAAAGGTGAATGGGATAAAGGTTGGGCAGAATGGCATAAGTCACTAGGCGGTAAGTTCCGTAAAGAATGGGTATATGGTGACGAAGTAAGATGGGATGGTACTAAAGACAAAACACTTATTATCTATGGCGAACAAGGTCTAGGTGATGAGATATTCTATGGTAGCTGTATTCCTGATGCTATTAGTTCTAGTAAGCAAGTCTATATAGACTGTGACCCAAGACTAGAAGGATTATTTAAACGTAGTTTTCCAGAGGCAGAAGTGCATGGCACTCGTAAAGAAAATAGCCTTGAATGGTTAGCAGATAAAAAGTTTGATTATAGATGTGCCATAGGTGGTTTACCACAATTCTTTAGACATACGAATAAAGACTTTCCTGGCACACCTTATCTAAAAGCTGACCCTGAAAGACGCACTATGTGGCGTGGGTTATTTGACTCATGGGGTAAGAAAGTAATAGGTCTTACGACTAAAGGTGGTATTAAACATACTAACGCTAAAGGTCGTGAGCTAACACAGACAGATATAGAACCATTATTAAAGCTCAAAGACTATGTGATAGTCAGTTTAGATTATAGCGTAGAACGCAAATTAGACGGTGTTAAATACTTTGACTTTGCGACAAGTGCAAAAGACTATGATGATACAGCAGCGTTAATAGCTGAATGTGATTTAGTATTAGGTGTAAATACGACTGCTCAACATTGTGCAGCAGCTATGGGAGTAAAGACATGGTGTCTAGTTCCTACATGGCATCAATGGCGTTATGCTCAACCTAGTATGCCTTGGTATCGTCACATGAGAATTATCTACCAAGACAATGATACTTGGAAAGAAGTTATTAATAAAGTGGCTAAGCAACTTAATGGAACTTGGTAAACTTATTTCTGAAGATTATCTAAAGCAACAACAAGCATTACACAATGATAAAAGTTATGGTGTTTCTGGTCATAAATGGGCTAGTAAAATATCACATCATAAAGACATATTAGATTATGGATGTGGTAAGAAAACATTAGAAGAAGCACTTAACAGACCTATTGCTAATTACGACCCATGTGTAGAAGGATTAGAAAATAACAATCAACCACATGACTTTGTATTCTGTGGTGATGTATTAGAACATATAGAATTACACTTGCTAGATAATGTCTTACAAGATATAAAGCGTTGTATGATACATTCAGGTTTATTAGTTATTAGTTTAATACCTGCTAAAAAAACTTTACCAGATGGTCGTAACGCACATCTTATTTTAAAAACACATCATTGGTGGAAAGATAAGTTAGAAAATTACTTTATCATTATTAAAGAAAAAGCAAACAACAAAGAATATGTAGTGGAAGTAAAGCCATGGGTTTAGGTGATTGGTTAATGGCATCCGGTGATGCTAAAGAAGCTAACGAAAGAACCGGTAAAAAGGTTAAGTTAGGTGATGGCGTTAGAATGTCATGGGATGGTCAAGTATTTGCTAACAATCCTAGAATGGCTAGTAACTCTGATACAGACGTAGTATGGGTTAAAAACTATCAAGGTTATAGACCATATCTAAAAGGCACTAAAGATGGTCGGTTATTATTTAATGATGACTATAAGCCTAGAGTAGGTGAAGTTTACTTTAACCAACTAGAACAAAAAAGCATAAAGAAGATAGATAAGGACTACATTGTAGTAGAGCCTAATGTTAAAAGAGTTTATGCACACACAGTTAATAAAGCATGGCATGATTGGGATGAGTTATTAAAACATGACTTACCATGGCTACAGTTAGGTGATGTTACTGTAAAACGATATACAAAGTGGAAAGAAACAAATACTTTTAGAGAAGCATTACAAGTATTAAGTAAAGCAAAGTTATTTGTAGGAACAGATGGTGGTTTACATCATGCAGCAGCAGCATTAGGCATACCTTCCGTAGTGATATGGACAGGTTTTACTTCACCGAGGCACTTAGGATATGATACCCATAGAAATATACATGACGGTTCAGAGCCATGTGGGACTTATGATAGCGTATGTCAACATTGCCTTCTAAAAAGCAAAGCAATAACCGTAGAACAGGTTTTAGATGCAGTTAATACTGAGTGGCATAGAACGCAGAGATAACGTCTTAAAACGCTTGCAAAAGCATTGTAAGGGCATTTTAACAAGAGAATGGGATGGTAAGTCTATTCCAGTCGTAGTAGGTAATTTACAGGGCGCAGATAAGATACAAATAGCCTGTAGAGAACAAAACATACCCTATATTCTGATAGACCATGGCTACTTTCACAGGTCATCTGAATTAGAATGGGCTAGATTCTGTGTAAATAACTACCATTGCACAGATTGGCGTGTATCAGATAGAGAAACACCTAAAGTTCACGAGTATCGTAGTGGTGAAAACGTAGTTGTGTTACCACCAGCAGAGAAAATATCATACATTTATAATGGTTCTCGTTGGTTAGATACAACAATAGAAGAGATTAGAAAACATACAGAGAAAAAGATTGTCATTAAGCGTAAAGGCGAAGGTGACTTTAAACAAACATTAGAAAAAGCTCATGTCATTGTGAGTTTTGGTAGTGTCGCAGATGTAGAAGCACTTATTCGTGGTGTCCCTGTCATAGGTTCACCTTATAGCCCTGCAAACCCTGTATCCAATAACATTAAAGACATAGAAAACTTAACATATTTTGACAGAACAGCATGGTTAAGCTCATTAGCTGCTAGTGAATGGCATAAAGATGAGATGGACAAGTGCTGGGATAGACTAAAAGGACAATTAGATGGCATTTACTAACTACACTAGCTTTGTTTCTACAGTAGAGAGTTACTTAGCACGTACAGACTTAACAAGCGTCATACCTGACTTTGTTCAGATGGCACAGTTAAGAATGAGTCGTGACTTAAGAACAGAAGCTATGTTAAAAGTAGCAACAACTACACCTTCTGATAATAAGGTAGCGTTTCCTACTGACTTCTTAGAGTTAAGAGAGATGCACTTTCAAGGTAATCCACCTATTATCTTAGAGTTCCAATCACCTGACTTGTTCTTCCGTAATGGTCAAACATCATTATCAGGTCGTTCACATTACTTTACAATGTTAGGCACAGAGTTCCAGTTTGCACCTAGCCAAAACTCTGATTACACAATTCAAATTTTATATTATGCTCAACCTACATTTATTTCTACTACAACATCTAGTAACTTGTATTTAGCATACTATCCAGACGCTTTACTTTATGCAACATTAGCAGAAGCAGAACCGTATCTTATGAATGACCCAAGAGTAGCAACATGGTCAGCATTATACGATAGAGCTATTGCTAATATTCAGAAAAGCGATTTAGGTCAAACATACGCATACACCACATTAAACGTAACACCAAGATAAAGGAAAAATCATGGCAGAAATTAGTAATTATTTAGAGAACGCAATTATCAATGCTACTCTTCGCAACACAACATATACATCTGTAGCAACAGTATATGTATCACTATGGACAACTGACCCTACAGATGCAGGTAGTGGTACAGAAGTATCTGGTGGTTCATACGCTAGAACAGCAGTCACTTTTGGTGCACCTTCTAACGGTGTAACTACAAACTCTGCTGACGTTACATTCCCAACAGCAACAGGTTCATGGGGAACTGTAGGTTGGATTGGTATTAATGATGCTTTAACAACAGGTAACTTACTTTATCACACACCATTAGATACATCTAAAACTGTTACATCTGGTGACATTTTTAAGATTTCTACAGGTAATCTTTCAGTTACATTAGCATAATGAAAATAGACTTTACATTTGATACACAATATGGCTTTTATCGTGATGCTTTGTATTTAGACGATAACCATAGCTTTACAGAGCAAGAAATTGAAGCTATGAAACAAGAGCGTGTAGATAATTGGATTGCTGTTATTACAGCACCTTCAGAAGAAGTTATTGAAGCTCCAGTAGAGGACATTGTAGAGTAATGGCTGATAGATACTGGGTAGGGGGAACAGCCAACTGGGATGGTACAGCAGGTACTAAGTGGGCTACTACATCTGGTGGTGGTGGTGGTGCTTCTGTTCCTACATCTGCGGATGATGTTTTCTTCTCAGCCTTATCTACTGGCACTTGCACAATTGCTACTGGTAACACAGGTGCTAAATCTATTAATTGCACAGGGTTTACAGGAACAATCACAGGTACAGCAGCAATTTCTGTAGCTGGTAGCATTACTTTATTTATTAGTCAAACCTATACTCATACAGGAACAGTAACACTTACAGGCACAGGTACGCTTACAACTGCTGGTAAATCGTTTAGTACTTTAGTAGTTGATGGTGTTGGAATTACAGTAACGCTTGGTGATGCTTTAAATATCAGCACTAGAACTATAACTGTAACTAGAGGAACATTTACTACTTCAGGTAGCAATTATAATGTAACAGCATCAGCTATAAGTTCTAGTAACTCTAATACTAGAACAATCACATTAAATGGAAGTACTATTACATTAGGTAGTGGGTCAGCAGCTATTGATTTTTCAACTTCTACTAACTTAACATTTAATGCAAATACATCAACTATTGATTGCTCTAGTTTTACCTCTAATTTTTTTGGTGGTGGGCAAACATTTTATGATGTAACTATTGGCGATACTTTAAATGATGTCCATGCTATGACTGGTGCTAATACATTTAATAATTTAACCTTTCGTACTCGTGGTGCAGCTGGTACAAGTAGATTATCACTAGCAGCAAATATTACTGTAAATGGAACATTTACTTGTAATGGTACACAAACAGTAAATTCAAGACGATATTGGATTTATTCAAGTGCTAATGGAACTAATAGAACCATTACAGCAGCAGCGATTAGTTTATTTGGTGTGGATTTTAGAGATATAACAGGAGCAGGTGCAGCATCTTGGTCTGATAGTTCAAGAACAAATTATTGGGGTGATGCTAGTGGAAATTCAGGTATTACTTTTGCTACAGGTAGAAATGCTTATTGGAATTTATCAGGCACACAATTATGGACTGCTACAGGATGGGCATTAACTAATAATGGAACTCCAGCGACAGCTAATTATCCTTTAGTTCAAGACACAGCAATATTTACAGAAGCAGGTTCTGCTGGAACAGTGCAACTAACTTCTCAAGGTTTAATGATTCCTACTGTCACTATGGCAGACGGTGTTTCTAATAGAACATCAGCTATGACATTAAATTTTGGCACAGTTGATAGAGATAACTTCTTTGGCAGTATTACATTTTTTAGTAATTTAACTTTAAGTGGTGGTGGTGCTAGAGCTATAAGATTAAGTGGATATGGTAATACACAATCTATTACATCAGTAGGTAAAACATTACTAGCTAATTTAGAATTAAACGAGTCTTACAATAACATAGTACAACTTCAAGATGACCTTACAGTAACTGCTGCAAGAACTACAACAGTTACCACAGGAACATTTAATGCTAATGGGTTTAATTTTTCTACTGGATTATTTAATAGTTCTACTTCAAGTGTTAGAACTATTACAATGGGTTCAGGTACTTGGACTCTATCAGGCACTGGAACAGTTTGGGATACATCTACTACTTCAAATTTAACATTTAATAAAGATACAGCAAATATTGTATTATCTGATACATCTACAACAGCTAGAACTTTTGCAGGTGGTGGTCTTACTTATAATAATTTAACCATAGGTGGCTCTACAGGAACATCTACACTAACTATTACAGGCACTAATACCTTTGGAACATTAGCATCTACTAAAACTGTAGCTCATACTATTACATTTCCTAATGTCACTACAACAGTATCTAATTGGACTGCTACAGGCACAGTAGGCAATGTTATTACACTTACTAGAACAGGTGCAAGCGGAACATTTACTCTTGCTAAATCAGGTGGTGGAGTAATATCAGGATTAGATTATTTAAGTATTAGTAACTCTACTGCATCACCTATAAATACTTGGTATGCAGGTGCAAACTCTACTAATGGTGGCGGTAATACTAATTGGCTATTTACAGTAGCCCCTACTGATATATTAGGTTCAGCATCTGTAACTGCTACAGCAACTGTTACTGCGTTAGGCAACTACACAACATCATCTTCTGGTTCTATGGCAGCTACAGCAACTGTTACTGCGTTAGGCAACTACACAACATCATCTTCTGGTTCTATGGCAGCTTCTGCTACAGTATCAGCATTTGGAAACTTGACATTTAGTGTAAGTGGTTCAATAAATGGAACTGCAACTGTTAGTGCTTTAGGTAGTTTATCTCAATTTGGTATAGCATCTATTAATGGCACAGCTAGTGTATCTGCACTTGGTGGATTATTAAATTCAGGTCAAGCATCTATTACAGCCAATGGAACTGTAACAGCTAGTGGTGGTTTAGTATTTGGCGGTCAAGCATCTGTAAATGGCACAGCTACAGTTACAGCAGATGGTTATTATATTGCAGATGGTGTTGCAGCAATTAGTGCTTTTGCTGACGTAACTGCATTAGGTAATTATACAGCAACTGGAACAGCAGGTATTACAGTTAACGGAACTATAATAGCCAATGGCGTTATACAAGGTGATAACTGGAGTCCTGTATCAGCAGGAGCAGAAACTTGGACAGAAATTACAGCAGGAACAGAAACTTGGACTGATACAACTCCAAGTACAGACATTTGGTTAAGACAAGGATAAAAGATGGCAAAGACAAAAATTTCGGAATACTCATCAACGGTTGCAGGTGCTGGGTTAAACACAGATATAGCAAACATTAATATTGATGAGGGATGTTCACCATCTGGCATAAATAATGCTATTCGTTCACTTATGGCTCAAGTGAAAGATTTACAGTCTGGTGCTAGTGGTGACACTATTCCTATCGCAGCAGGCGGCACAGGTGCTACTACAGCAGCCACAGCTAGGGCTGCATTATCATCAGCAGCTAGTGGTGCTAACTCTGACATTACTTCTATTACAGGGCTTACAACTGCTCTTACAGTAGCACAAGGTGGTACTGGTATTACAAACAATCCTAATGTGCTCTCTATTACATTTATTATTGATGGTGGTGGCTCTACAATTACTACTGGTATTAAAGGTGACCTTACAATTCCTTTTGCTTGTACTATTAGCGAATGGACATTATTAGCAAATCAATCAGGTTCTATTGTAGTAGATATTTGGAAAGATACATACTCAAATTATCCTCCTACAGTTGCAGATACTATTACTGGGTCAGCAAAACCAACTATTTCATCAGCAACCAAAGGTCAAAGCTCAACATTAACAGGATGGACAGCTTCTATTACTGCTGGCAATATACTTAGATTTAATGTAGACAGCGTTTCTAGTATTACAAGAGTAACATTATCACTTAAAGTTACAAGGACTTAGTTAATGGCTACTTTATTATTAACATCAGGCACAACTTTTAGTGCACCTGCTGATTGGGATTCAAGTAATAATGCTATTTATTTAATAGGTGGTGGCGGTGGCGGTTCAGGTGCTGCAACCGATACAAGTAAACGAGCAGGTGGTGCAGGTGGTGGTGGTGGAGCATATACTAAACTAACTAATGTTACTTTAACTCCTTCTACATCATATACAGTAGCTATCGGACTTGGTGGCACAGCAGGCACTGCTGGCGGTACTTCATCTACAGCAGGCAATGGTGGCAACACTACATTTAATAATGGCATTACTACATATACTGCCAATGGCGGTACTGGTGGTCTTGTAACAACAGCTACATTAGCATCTACAGGTGGTGCGGGGGGAACAGCACAATCAGTATCAGGATTAATTACACAAGCCTTTGCAGGTGGTAAAGGCGGTAATGGTGGAACAAATACAGCTAATGGTCAGTCCTCAGGCGGCGGTGGTGGAGCTGGTGGACCAAACGGCACAGGTGGAGCTGGTGGTAACGGTAAATCAAATACAGGTGCTGATGGAGCAGGTGGTGGTGGCGGTGGTAATGGTGGCGGAACTGCTGGTGTAACAGCTACTGGTGATAGTGGTGTAAATGGTGGTAATAATTCTTTAGGTACAGGTGGTGGAGTTTCAGGAGCAAATGGAACTGACGGTGGTGGCGGTGGTGGTGGCGGAAATAATAATATTGGTGGTAATGGTGGAGATGGTGTAGATATAACATCTATTTATGGCAGTGGTGGTGGAGCTGGTGGTGCAGGTAATGGTAATAATGTAAATACAGCCACAGCAGGATTATATGGAGCAGGTGGCTCTGGCGGTCCTTCTTCAAACTTAGTTCAAAATAATGGTGGAGCAGGAGCACAAGGCGTAATTATTATTGTATATGGAGCATCTTCTGTTCTTAATCGTACATTTGCAACAATTATAGGATAAAAAATTATAATCTAAAATATTGGATGTTTAGTAGCGACATAAATGGTTAGTCCATATTTTAAATAAAAATATTATAGGAAAATGAATGGCTACACAACGCATACAATTTAAAGACTGGTTACCTGACCAACCATCTATACTAGACACAGTATCAGAGGCTAATAACGTCATTCCTTTAGCTATAGGATATGGTCCATTTAAGTCAGCAGTAAATTTTTCTTCAGACGCAAGTGAAAACTTAACTAATGTTTTTTCTACTAAGGTAGATAATAATGTTACTTTATTTGCAGGCGGCTCTACTAAACTATTTAAACTAGACTCATCTACTTTAGCTTTAAATAATGTTGGTAAAAGTGCAGCAAGAACTATAAGCAATGTAGCACTAACGTCTAACGTAGCTACTATTACTACTGCATCTGCTCATGGTTATAGCACAGGCGATAATGTAACAGTAGACGCAAGTAACAATGTATTTGATGGTGCTTATACCATTACTACTGTTCCTACCTCTACCACATTTACCTATGCTAAAGTCAACGCAAATATTACAAGTGCAGCAGCCACAGGAACAGTTATAGGAAGTGCTTATGCAAGTTCTTACAGATGGCAATTTATACAGTTTGGTAATTATGCACTAGCTGCTAATGGTTCTCAAAAAGTGCAATATTATGATGTAACCGCATCTACTTATTTTGGTGATTTAGCTGCATCTGCTCCCGTTGCAAAATACATAACAATAGTTCGTGACTTTGTTGTTTGTGCAAATATTGGTGATGGCACAAATCCATCACGAGTAAACTGGTCAGATATCAACGACCCTACAGACTGGACAGCAGGTGGTGCATCACAAAGTGATTTCCAAGAACTTCCAGATGGTGGTGACATCACAGGTATTACAGGTGGAGAGTTTGGTCTTATATTCCTAGAAAAATCAATTGTGCGTATGTCATATATTGGCTCACCATTTTTCTTTCAATTTGACACTATCAGTCGTAATGTAGGTTGTATGGAAGGTGGTTCTGTAGCACAATATGGTGGAGTAACATACTTCTTATCAGATGATGGTTTCTACTCATGTAACGGTCAACAGATTACTGGTATTGGTGCAGAAAAAGTAGATAGATACTTTTTTAACAACGCTAACATTGGAGATATTGATTCTATATCAGCAGCAGTAGACCCAGAACGTAACCTTGTTATTTGGGATTACGCATCTATTTCAGGTAATAGAGCATTGCTTATCTATAACTTCCAAACACAAAAATGGTGTGAGGCTGATACAGATGTAGATTATTTATCTACCCTTGCTACTACAGGTACAACTTTAGATGGCATAGATACTGCATATAACATAACAGCAGGTTCTTTTGTAGCCACAAAACAATATACGATTAGAACTGTAGGAACAACAGATTACACACTTATAGGTGCAGTTGCCAATACAGTAGGCGTATTATTTACAGCTACAGGCGTAGGCTCAGGTGATGGTATTGCTATTGATATGGCAGCAAGTGCAGCAGCATCAAAGACGATAGACACACTTGTAACTACAATGGATGACCGACTATATAAGGGTGGTAAATTCTTATTTGGTGGTGTGCGTGATGCTAAAGTCATTACCTTTACAGGAGCTAATGCCACAGCCAGTATCACTACAAACGATTTAGAGTACGGATATAACTCTGTGCTTACCCTTATTAGACCTTCTGTAGATAATGGCTCTGCAAACGTTTCTGTGGCTTCTAGACGTATGTTAGATGATACTATTACTTATGGTTCATCTGTTACAGCAAGCCAAGAAGATAGATGTTCTGTAAGAAGTGCAGGTCGTTATCATAGAGTAAACTTTGTGCCTACAGGTGCTAACTGGTTATCTGCTATTGGAATGGATATAGATTACTCTACACAAGGAACTAGATAATGGCTCGTGATATGTACCGCAAGCTATCGCCTGTTGGTGGTGACCCTAGACAAGTAGCAGAGATAGTAAATAACCTTGTTGAAGGCAAAAGTAATAATACTGGTGAAATTACTTTAGCTACAGGCAATGCTACAACTACCACGATATCAGATGAAAGAATAGGTTATAATAGTATAATACTACTAACACCTATTAGTACTGCTGCTGGTAGTGATACTGTTCCTTATGGTGCGTTTCAAGACTCAACTGACCAGACTGCTGCATCAACAACAGCAGCTTATGCAATTACATTTAACACTACTGACTTTTCTAATGGTGTTTATTTGTCAAACAGTTCTAGGCTTAATGTAAGAAATAGTGGTCTTTATAATTTAGAGTTTTCTATACAGTTTAAGAATACAACCAACGACTCTCAAGACGCAGAAGTTTGGTTTAGAAAAAATGGCACAGATATTGCAGCATCAAACAGTAGGTTTGGTTTAGCACCAAGAAGGTCTGCTGGTGACCCAAGTCATATTATTGGTGCATTAAACTTTTATGTAGAATTAGTAGCAGGTGACTATGTTGAACTTATGTGGAAAGTATCTGATACTGGTGTGTCTATAGAACATTATGCA